AGGCGTTGTCCTTTGTGGAGAGGACACCTGGGACATTTTCCCAGAAGACGATTGCTGGAGCATCTCCTCGAACAGATCGAACATGGTCAATTGCATTTGCGATACCTACAAAAGTGAGTGAAAGATTACCTCTGGCATCGTCCAGAGAGTTACGAAGACCGGCCACGCTGAATGCTTGGCATGGTGTGCCACCACAGAACAAATCTGGGGCTTCTACCTCGCCAGACAGAATGCGTTCTGGCAGCAGGGTCATGTCGCCAAGGTTGGGGACATCAGGGTAATGGTGCTTGAGAACGGCGCAAGGAAATGGCTCAATCTCTGACAACCATGCGGCCTTCCAGCCCAATGGATGCCATGCGACAGATGCGGCCTCAATGCCGGAGCAGACTGATCCAAATCTCACTGCTGCTTCTCCTTGACCAAGCTGGCAGCAGCATGCTTCTCACCGATCAGGTCTTCACTGATCTGGATGTCCAGCTTGGCAATGGCCGATGGCGACTTCAGATCGAATGCCTGCGGGTAGGACTTCAGCGCCTCGTAGGCCAAGGCGTCACTCTTCCAGAACTTGGTCTTGCGCCCTGGGCGCAGTGTCCAGCCAATGATCTGCCAGCCTTGGGTGATCTGCCGCTTGGCTGACTCCAGCACTGCCTCAGACCACATCCCAGCAAGCTGCGCCAGTTCAATGTCTTCTGGGGTGACATGCGGCACTGCAATCGTGTCATCCTTGTCGGCCTGCTTGACGATGTCTGCAAACTCTTTGCGTGCGTTGTCCTGCACCTTCTGCCGCATGCTCGGGCAGATGGGCTTGGCCTTGCAGTATCGGCAGGCATTGGTGCTTGGGTTGGTCGGTGCGTCATCGGTCAGCGCAAGGGTGGCAGCGGCCAGCAGGTCGTGGCCGTGCTTTTTTAGCTCTGCCCCCGTGGTCTTGTGTACGGATACGCCAGTGCCAGGTTGGAATATCACCAGATCAACATTGATTGACTCCGGCGCGTTGAGCTTGAGCATTGCGCCAAGCGCATATGTTTTAAGCTGCATGTTGTCCTCGGCACTGACTGCAACCCTGCCGGTTTTTAAATCTAGACATGCAAGTGTGTCGCCCTCGACAAGGATGGCATCGGCAGTGCCGCCAAGCGCGTAGTGGATAGACTTCAGTCCTTCATCCACATTGACCTCGATCATCTTCTTGCGTGGGTTGGCAAAGTAGCCGTTCACAAAGTCGGCGTACTCACGCGCCATAGTGATGTATTCGGGGTCAATGTCTGGGTTGTCAATCTCTTCACCCCGTAGCATTCGCTCGGATAGCTCATGGATAGCCGTACCCTTAGCGGCAGCAGGCCCAGCCGGCTCGTAGGGCATCAGGCTTTCCAGCCGGTAACTACCTGGACAGCTCATCACCCGATCCATGCGTGATGCTGAGAGACGGGCGTGTTTACGATTTTGGTGCATGGTTGCTTTCTCCTTGGATTAATTTGACTGAGTGACCCCGAACTTTGTGGCCCTTGATAATTGCTGACGCGACACTTGCGCCATGAACGCCCAAGTGACGGGCAGCGGCATTCTGGCTTGGGAACAAAATCCCATCGACATCAACCTGATTTGTCCACCTATGAGTTTTTCTTTGCAGAGATTGGTAGCTGTGGCGGTGGTTGTCTGAGCATGAAAGCCATTCAAGGTTTTCAACCCTGTTGTCGTTGCGCTGTCCATTCTTGTGATTGACCTGCAATGCTTTATCGCCATCAATGAAAGCGGCAGCAACAAGACGATGCACCAGCTTGCAATTTCCGCGACCCAAGACCACGGCAACATATCCATTGGGAAATGTGTGGGGCTTGATTGGCTTTCCTTTAAATCGTCTTTCGTTGTATGACCCGTAGCGATTGCGTAAAAGCCGCACACGATCAATACTTCGGACATTGCCAAGGCTGCTGACCTCGTATCCTGGCACATCATCAATTGCCTTCCAAGTTTCCATATTCATCCTCCTGTATGTTTATATTGTATCACAGGATTTAGATGATCTGATTCACGATTTTCTGCTTTTTAATCACGCGATCCAGAATTGTGTGATCGAGTGATGCCCTGACTGTCAGCAAATAAATCAGCGGCTTCACTCCGTTTTTGTTTATGTTCTCAACCCTGCTGGATGCTTGCTCTAAGGCGCTGGTCTGCCATGTTGGCTCAACAAAAACAATTGTGTCTGACGCCGACAGATCGATGCCCTCACCGCAAGAACCGATGTTGCCAATAAAGCACTTTGTCTTGCCCGACTGAAAGTCATCAATGTTTTTTGTTCGCTGGTCTTTGGGCGTGTCTCCTACAACCATGACCGGCTTGAACTCTTTGAGGCCATCAAAAAGGATTGAGACAACATCCTTGTGGTGAGCAAAGACCACCACAGGCTCACCAGACTGAAGAAGGTCATTGATAAATTCCACGGCCAATGGGGCTTTGCGGATTCCAGCTTCACGCATGATTTCTGACAAGCCCTCGAATGCCAGCAAGGCATTGGGGTTTGCCATCAATGAGTCAGCATCAAAATTTTGCTCACGCTTGTCAATAGGCAGGTCAAAGGTGATGAGGCTGATTTGCGGCTCTTTGTAGTCCATAAAGATGTCTTCTTTCTTTCGCCTTAAAAGGTGCGGCCTGACCAGCGCTTTCAGTTCGGGGATGTTGCTAGCACCAGAGACATCCAGACCGCCCCAAGGTGGATTCCATGCCTTTGCATACCGATAGACAAAGTCAAACCAGCCGCCCCTGTAAATGCCCAAGCCATGCAAGATTGGCCAAAGCTCTGCCGGCCTGTTTGGCACGATCGTGCCGGACAGGGCATAGACCCTGTCGATCTTTTTCATCATCAGCATGGCGGCCTTGGTGCGGATGGCCTTGTTGTTTTTGAGCCTGTGGCACTCGTCAAACACCACAGTTTTAATTCCTGTAAAAGCCGTGACACTGCTCAGGATGTCGTAGTTCACGATGGTCACGCCAGAGGCAATAATCTCTGCCGCCTGCTTCTTGCCGGTGATGACGCGCACTGGCACTGACGGGTCGAGCTTGTTGAATGCCGCCTCCCAGACAGTCTTGGCAATGGCTGGGCAGACCACGATGGCCGGCAGGTGCTCAAGCGCCGCCGCCGCCGCTGGCAGGGTCTTGCCCACACGGGGCTGGTCGGCAAGGATGGCTCGCCTCTTGTCCAGCAGGAATTGCTTGGCCTCTTCTTGATGGGGGAACAGTTTCATCGTTTTCCTCGTTTTAAGCGGTTTATGAAGACTTGATTGTGGCTCAAAGAAAAAACACTTGCAACATTTATTTGTGCTAAAGTGCAATTGTCTGGCCGCCTTGGTCAGGCTGAAAACCTGAAAACGATCAACCAAAAGGAAACGATCAAATGTCAACAAGAGTCACAACCGGCGAGGTGCGCACCTCCTACTTCTCAGGCTTGCAGAGCCGCAAAAACGAAATGAACGGCAAGGATGAGTTCTCCACTCAGATCCTCATCCCAAAAGGCGACAAAGAAACCCTGACCGCTTTGAAGGCAGCAGCCAAAGAGGCACTGGTCGCCAAGTTCGGGGACAAAGTGCCTAAAAACATCCGCAACCCTTTGCGTGATGGCGACACTGAAACCAAGACAGACGGGTCGCCACTTGGCAAAGAGTACGCCGGCCACTTCTTTTGCAATGTCAAAAGCACCGCCAAGCCTGGTGCTATTGACGCCCACGGCAATGACCTGATTGGCTCTGACGATATTGTCAGTGGCGACTATGTGCGGGTGAGTCTGAATGCCTATGCCTACAGCCAAGCTGGCAACAACGGCGTGTCGTTTGGCCTGAACAACATCTTGTTGCTCAAGAAAGGCCAGCCTCTGGGCGGCTCCAAGCCAAGTGCTGCTGATGACTTCGGCATCGGCAAGTCGGCTGCACCAGCCGCCGCTGCCGCCGAGTCTTCAGACTGGTGATTTCTGCTCAATCAGCTTGAGCAAAGCCTGCTCAAGTTGGTTGACTGAATCCCACAGAGGCTTGACAGACCCAGACATCCAGCGGCTCACCTGCGGCTGCTGGATGCCAGCCTCACGGCATACGGCATTCATCCTGATGCCATGCTCTCTGGCCTTGTCTCTGATGTCTTGTACTGATTGCATTTAGTGGATTTTAATCTAACAATTAAAATTATTGACTACTTTGCAATATTCTTTATTTGCCGTAGAATTCGTAACACTACTAACTCAGGGGAACAACATGAACAAATTAAGCAACCGCGCTGATGCAGCCTTGGACTACTTGCTGTGCTTGGTGATCGGCTGCGGCTTGGCTGCGGCACTGGTGGCATGGTGGTCGGCGTGAACGATCCAGCCCTCGAGCCAGCGCTTGAGGCGGCAATTGAGTTCATGGACGATCTGCTCAGTCCAGAGGTCTATGGCCATGCGATACCGACAGACGCCCACACTCGGGCGCTGGTGGTGCGCATCATGCTCAAGCGCGAATACAACCGCCGGATGCAAAACCGGATGCAAGATGCGCGGACTAAAGCCGGTCTATAGAGCCGCCATCATCCGGCTGTTGAGCATTGGCCCGTTGAGTGTGGCCGAGATCGCTGTGCGTCTGCCCTGCGCCTTGGCCAC